TGGCAGGAGGCGTGGGCGGAAGCGTTCACCGAAGATGGCGTTACGCCTCAGGACGTGGCTACTGGCCTGAAAGCCTGCCGCCGCCTGTTCGACTGGCCCCCGTCGCTGGTGGAGTTTATGAAGGCGTGCCGGCCTTTCCTCATCCCCGAAAACGCCTTTCATGACGCAGTCCGCGGCCTGGCGGCGCGGAAACGCGGCGAGAGTGGGCAATGGGCTCACCCGGCCGTTTACTGGGCGACCGTGCGGGTTGGCCGCCACGACATGGAGAACTGCGGCTATGCGGTGCTCAGGACGCGTTGGGAGTCGGCACTTTCGGATGAGCTGTCTCGCGGCGCCTGGGAGCCCGTGCCGGCGCCTGCGGTGGCGTTGCCAGCGCCTGACAAAACGGCAGTGACAACGGAGCAGGCTGAGCGGGCTTTGAGGAAGCTCACCAGCGCCGCCGGCGCAGTCATTGGCGACCAGGGACGAGATCCGAAGCGGGGGGCAAAGCGCATCCTGGCGGAGATGGGCAGGAAGGGCGGTCGGCGCTACTCGCCTACCGTGGTGGCAATGGCGCGTCGCGCCATCGAACAATCGAACCCGGGGGCGTAGTGGGCCTGATGCAACGACAAAAGGGCGCTGCCTTCGAGCGCACTGTATCCAACATGCTCACGGAGGCGACTGGCACTACCTGGCGCCGACGTGTCCGCAACCAAGCGAACGATAGCGACGTTATTGCCGACAACCCTGCGTACGCTCGAATCAGCATCGAGTGCAAGCATGCCAACACTCTGGCGCTGCCCGCGTGGTGGCGTCAAGCGCAAGCGCAGGCGGGGGCGCACGGCCTGCCCGTGCTCATCTTTCGCAAGACTGGCGGCCCGATCCGCGTGATGGTCGACGCACACCACATCAACAGCAGCCACTGGCCCGTTCTGGGCCGACACACGATCACGCTTGAATGGGAGCCCGCCATGCAATGGCTGCGCGAAAAGCTGCCCACGACCAGCAATTGCCCGGGGATTATCTGATGAATGCCACTCTCTCTCTTGACATGCCGCGCCACGCAGCGCGGGCGGTGCTGCGGCCGGCGCCCGAACCTCTGTTCCGAAGCGCGCACGACGCGCTGGTATTCGCCTTCAATTTCTCGAGGCAGCAGTACGATCGGCCGTTGATGAACCGCGTGGCTGCAGGGCCGCAACCGTCTGATGGCCGGGGCCTCTCGGGCTTGGACGGCGCGGGGCAGGCGGCGATGACGTTGGCCGAGCTGGGGCGTCTTTCACCCCTCGATCAGGCATTGCTCATTGCAGGCAAAGCGCCGCAGTCCGAGCCTTGCGGTTGCGGTGTGGCGTGCTGCTCGGGTCACAAGACCAATGGCGAATGGCTCGACGCTATCTCCGTCGTGACCACCGCGGCGATCGCTGGAGCTCTGTCGGGCTGCATCGTCAACCGCAGGCTCTGCGCGGGCTTGGTACAGAAGCACTTCGGGGCGAAGGTGTCTTTGATCGAGCTGGCGGAGCTGTGCCAGGTGGACCGACATACGGCGGGAACTCACAACGGCAGGATAAAGCGCTGGCTCTTTGGCGATGGCATGGGGGTATTCAACCACGCAATCAACGAACTGGAGCGCAGGCTGCTGGCGTCCGGCGTGGTCGGCGACAAAGAAAGTTGTTGACCATACGCCAAAACATGGCGAGAATCCTGCCTTAACGGATACGGTGCATTACTGCGTCCAGCAAACCCGCCTAGCGAAAGCAGGCGGGTTTTTGCATTGTGCCGCCGGTCCGAGAAAGAGGCGGCGACGGGCCACGAATCGCGAGTTCGCAGCCCGACAGCCGATGCACGGAGTAGACCCGTGAACGACCCGGGGCCGCCCCACCTGTACAGGCGGGGCCACGGTAACACAGTTCATTGGTGGTTATGGAAGTCCTACGTTGCCCGCAGTGCGGGCGAAAGTTGGCGGAAGCAATGCAGTTCGCGGAGCTTCGAATCAAGTGCGGTCGCTGCAAGGCGATCAATATTTTCTCGATGGCCCGTCGCAATTGCGCAGAGCCACAATCAAGCATGCCTGGAGCATCAGACGATGGAGCATAGGCATGCAACGCAATTTGACTGGCGCAGCGCTCACAGGCGCGCATTGGCGGCTCGTACAAGGCGAGTCTCTTTCGATCCTGCAGACGTTGCCGGATGGCAGCGTAGACGCAGTGATCACCGACCCACCTTACTCATCGGGCGGATTCGGACGAGAAGATAAAGCCAAGGCGCCCGAAGATAAGTACATCAGCGGCGGGACGAAGCGGCAGTACCCAACCTTCGGAGGCGACAACCGTGACCAGCGCAGCTACCTGGCTTGGTCCACGCTGTGGATCAGCGAATGCGTTCGCGCCCTGAGGCCGGGCGGTTACTTCCTCGCCTTTACCGACTGGCGCCAGCTGCCCGTGATGACGGATGCGATTCAGGCTGGCGGCATTGTTTGGCGCGGCGTCATTGCCTGGGACAAAGGTCGCGGCGCACGTGCGCCCCACAAAGGCTATTTCCGCCATCAATGCGAGTACATCGTGTGGGGAACCAAGGGCGCGGTGGCACGCCTCGAGCATGCGGGGCCGTTCGACGGCTGCCTGCGTGAAAGCGTCCGGCAGCCCGATAAGTTCCACATGACCGGCAAGCCAACTGCGCTCATGCGTGAGCTGGTGAAGCCGGTCCTCGCGGGCGGGCTGATCCTGGATCCTTTCGCTGGAAGCGGGACAACGGGCGTCGCGGCAGTGCTGGAGGGCCGCCGATTCCTCGGCATCGAGAAGGAGCCAATCTACGCGGAGATCGCTGAAGAGCGTATTGCACGGGCCGCGCATGACCGCGCCGCCGCCGGGGCGAGTCCCGACGATCCGGCTTAGATACTGGGAACACTCTGACCCTTTGCTATCGAGGGCCGCGCGCCGCCCGGCGCGCGGGCGTGGGCTCGTCGCCGCCGGGCGGCGTGCAGTTGATGGCGCCCGGCAAGATCACTTGGAGAAAACCATGGAGCCTCCCGCAAAGCTGCAGCTCAAGGCCGAGTACGAGGTCAGAGACGTGCGCGGGGAATGATGGCGACGAAGCTCAAGACCCTTCGCCCAACGATGCAGACGCTAGGCGGAGGGCTGCCGGTTTTGCAGTCCACGTCCTGGCGGTCTGGGAAGCAGACGGCCGCCCAGCGTGGCTACGGCTACCGATGGCAGAAGGCCCGCGCCCTGTACCTCCTGTCGAACCCGCTGTGCTGCTACTGCGCGCGCGATAGGCGAACCACACCTGCGACCATCGTGGATCACATCGAGAGGCATCAAGGCGACGAGCAGCTGTTCTGGGATCGCGCGAACTGGCAGCCCCTCTGCAAGACCTGCCACGACAGCCTGAAGGCCCGCCAGGAGGCCCAGGAGGCCGCCGGCAGGGTCGGCTAGGGGGTGGGGGGGGTAGGGAACCCCCACCCCCCAGGGGGTCTAGACCGACCGTTCCCTCACGCGCAGAAAATTTCCCGCTTTCGGGATTTGTTAACCGAGGTTGTTAATGGCATTAACCGACAAAAAACGCCGCTTCGTGCAGGCGTTGCAGTCGGGCCTGTCCGGTGCGAAAGCCGCTATCCACGCGGGTTACAGCGAAAAAGGGGCGGCCGTTGCAGCGTCCCGCTTGATGAAGGACAAGGATGTAGTTGCAGCCCTCGGGCGTGTTAACGAGGTTAACAAACTGAAGGAGCAGGCTGCGGCCGAAGGGCGCTCTGTTGAACTGCCCGATTTGGGCAAGCTGTACTCCGATCCGCTGGAGTTTCTGAAGGCGGTGGCGAACGACCCTGAGCAGGATATGAAGCTGCGGGTTGATGCTGCGAAAGCCTGGGTGCCCTATGTGCACGGCAAGATTGGCGAGCAAGGAAAGAAAGACGCGAAAAAGCAGGCCGCGAAGGCCGCCACAGGTGGTCGATTCGCGCCGTCGTCGCCGCCGACACACTTGCGCGTTGTCGGAAAAGGGTAAGCGATGACGGCAACGACGGCATGTGTCGATTGGGCGAATCGCCTGGTTGCGCGGAAGTCGATCATTCCGCCGCCCATCTACGCCGACCAAGCGGAGTACGCCCTGGGGATATTCAAACAGCTGAAGGTCGTAGATCTGCCAAAGGTCTATGACGAGGCTATTGAGGAGTGGCGTCCGCCGACATTCGGTGAGTGTTCTGAAGAATGGGTGTTCGACTTTGTGCGAGCCATCTTTGGCGCTTATGACGCGGAGACGGGGCGGCAGTTGATCCGAGAGTACGGGCTACTCATCAGCAAGAAGAACACGAAATCCACGATTGCTGCGGGCATCATGCTTACGGCTCTCATCGTGTGTTGGCGCGAGGAAGAGGAACATCTAATCCTGGCGCCAACGAAGGAGGTTGCCGACAACAGCTTCAAGCCGGCGGCTGCGATGGTGCGCGCCGACGAGGAACTGTCGGATATGTTTCACATTCAAGAGCACGTGCGCACTATCACTCATCGGGGCAACCGGAACTGCCTGAAGGTGGTGGCGGCGGACACCGATACGGTGTCCGGCAAAAAGGCGGGACGTGTCCTTGTGGACGAGCTGTGGGTATTCGGCAAACGCCCGAATGCAGCGGCAATGTTTCTCGAAGCCTTGGGCGGGCAGCCTTCGCGCGACGAAGGCTGGGTGATCTACCTCACTACTCAGAGTGACGAACCGCCAGCTGGCGTGTTCAAGGAAAAGCTCACCTACTGGCGCGATGTGCGCGACGGCAAGGTGGATGACTCCAAAACGCTTCCGATCCTATTCGAGTTCCCGCGGGCAATGCTCGAGGAGAAGCAGTATCTCGATCCTGCCAACTTCTACATCACGAACCCCAACCTGGGTAAGTCCGTGAACGCTGAATGGCTCTCGGACCAGCTCAAGCTGATGCGCGCGCGCACGGATGGAGCGTTCCAGCAGTTCTTGGCAAAGCATCTGAACGTCGAGATTGGGTTGAATCTGCGCGCCGGCCGTTGGGTCGGATCCGAATTCTGGATTGGCGCCGCATTGGGAGAGCCAACGACATTAGAGGAGCTGCTAGATCGATGCGAGGTGGCAGTCTCCGGCATCGACGGCGGCGGTCTGGATGACTTGCTCGGGCTTGCCGTTGGCGGGCGCGAGCGCAGGACAAGACGCTGGCTGCACTGGGGGCGGGCGTGGGCACACTCCATTGCTCTGGAGCGGCGCAAGGAGATTGCGCCTCGACTGCGCGACTTCGAGCGCGATGGGGACCTTGTGATCGTGCAACAGCCAGGCGAGGACGTGTGGGAGGTGGCCGAGATCCTCTGCCAGGTACGCAGGTCGGGCCTTATGCCAGAGAAGATGGCAGTCGGAGTGGACGCCTCCGGAATTGGCGACATCGTGACGGAGCTGACGTCGCCCGACCGCGGGTTCCTCCCGGACGAGATTATTGCCATCTCGCAGGGGTGGCGCCTCAATGGCGCCATCAAGACGGCGGAGCGCAAACTCGCGGGCGGCGATTTGCTGCACTGCGGCCAAGCCCTGATGGCGTGGTGTGTATCTAACGCGATGACCGCCCAGGCAGGAAACGCCGTTTACGTCTCTAAGGCGGTGAGCGGCACCGCGAAGATCGACCCCTTGATGGCATTCTTCAACATGGTTTCTCTGCTCAACCTCAATCCGGTGGCGGCTCGGCGCAAGAGCATTTATGACGAGGGGGTAGGGTTATGAGCCGTTTGGAGCTGCTGGCCGGCGTGGTGGGCGTACTGGGCTTCGCTGCGTTGCTGGTCGGCGTGGCGATGATTTACATCCCGGCGGCGTACATCGTTGGTGGCGTCGGATTGATGGCCTGGGCGTGGCGGGCGGAATGGGCCGCGCAGGTGCGCATCGAGCAGGCCCACAGGCCAGCGGAAGGAGGGTAGACGTGGGATTGTTCTTCAACAAAGAGGCTGCAGCAAAGCAGACCCTTGGCAGTGGCGTCGGGTGGTCGCCCGGATTCATCGGTGGGCGGCGGTCGGCGTCGGGCGAACGCGTGAACGAACGTACCGCTCTGGCGCTGCCGATGATGCAAACCTGCGTCACGCTGCTGGCCGAAAGCATGGCGCAGCTGCCGCTGGAAATGTTCCGCCGCGTTGGCGAGGACAGCCGAAAGGCTGCCCGGGATCATCCTCTCTACGACGTTCTGAAGTACAGGCCGAACCCGTGGCAGACCCCGTTTGATCGGATGGAGCTTGCCCAAGGACATGCAGGGCTGCGTGGCAACGCCTTCACCTACATCGACCGCGACGGGCGTGGCCGCATTCAGAATCTCTACCCGCTGAGCAGCGACAACGTTTCTGTGTTGATCGGCGCTGACAGACGGCCGTTTTACAAAGTGGGATCCCAAGCGGCCCTGAGCCAAGAGCATATCCATCACGTCCGGTGGTTTTCCGTGGACGGCTACACCGGACTCTCCCCGGTAATGCTGCATGCCGACAGCATCGGCCACACCCAGGCGCTGAGCGAGTATGCCAGCAAGTCGTTCCGGCATGGAACTGCGCTTTCGGGTGTGCTGGAGCGGCCGAAGGAGGCGCCCGCCATCGAAAGCCAGGCAGGCGTTGACCGCATCACAGAAGACTGGATGTCGAAGTTCGGGGGCGCCGCGAACGCGGGCAAGGTGGCGTTGCTGCAAGAAGGCATGACATTCAAGCCGCTCGTGCCGAACAACGTCGACGCCGACCTTGTCGCGGCGTTGAACCTGACAGACCTGAGCATGGCTCGAATCTACAAGGTGCCTTTGCCGATGACTGGCAGCATGGAAGGGGCAACTTACAACAACGTCGAGAACCTCCAGATTCAGTACGTTATCTACTGCCTCATGCCGTGGGTCCGCCGCCACGAGCAGGCCATGATGCGCGACTTGCTTTCTGGCGCAGAGCGGCGCGAGTACTACATCGAGTTCAACGTCGCCGGCTTACTCCGCGGCAACACCGCCGCGCGATATGCGGCTTACGCGGTGGGGCGTCAGTGGGGCTGGCTTTCGATCAACGACATTCGACGCCTGGAGAACCTTCCACCGGTTCCTGGTGGGGACGTATATCTGCATCCGCTCAACATGGTGGACGCGACGAAGCCGATCCCTGCGCAGGGAGGGGCTGATCCGAAAGCGGTCGAAGAGATCGCAAAGGTACTTTCGTGAAGAACTATCACCGTTTGGCAAGCATGATCTTTAATCAGCCGATGGCTGTGACCGATCAAATGCTGGATCTGGGCGTGGCCTGGGCGAACCGGGCCATGAACCTAAACATCATCAACCTGCCCTCCGCGCGGCTGGCAGAGCCGCAGAGCTACTACGACGATTCTGAGCCCCGGGCGGAAACGCCTGGCGAGCGTCGTCGCCGTGCCGCGAGCGAGACGGGAGTGTATGTGTTGCCGGTTCACGGGCTGTTGGTTTCGCGGGAAGCGCACTTGCAGATGTGCGAAACGATGACCAGCTACGAGGATATCCGCACATCGTTCCGCGCGGCTATCGCCGATCCTGCAGTGAGCCATATCGTGATGGACGTGGACAGTCCCGGAGGCAGCGCGCTGGGCTGCGGGGAGCTGGCAGAAGAAATCTACGCAGCTCGGTCGATCAAGCCCATTACCGCCATTGCCAATTTCAGCGCTTACTCTGCCGCCTACTGGATCGCAAGCGCAGCTTCGACGCTGATCGTGAGCCAGACGTCCGGGGTCGGTTCTATCGGAGTGATCGCGCGCCACCTCGACCTGAGCGCAAAGCTCCAGGCGGAAGGCGTCAAGATTACCCCCGTGTTCGCAGGCGCGCGCAAGAATGATCTGAACTCCGCTGAGCCGGCCAGCGTGGAGGCCCTGGGCTTCCTGCACGGGATGGTGCAGGACATGTACGAGCAGTTCACCGAGGCTGTGGCACGCAACCGAGGGCAATCTGTAGCGACCATCCGAGAAACCGAGGCGGGCGTGTTTTTCGGTAAGAAGGCCGTCGCCCATGGACTGGCCGATCAGGTCGAGACGCCCCAGGTGGCGGTAGATCGGATTGCCGCCGATGCCCACGCCACGCGCCGTTCCGTATCGCATCGAAGCGTCTCGGCGCGAGCAGTCGCCGCGGACACTCAAAACAAACTTTGACCGCGTTCGCGGGAGAAACAAACCAGCCGCCTAAGGGCGGCTTTTTATTTGGAGTCGCATTACATGAAGATCCATGAAATCCGCAGCGAACGCGCCAAGGTCAACGACCAGATTCAGGCGCTGGCAAAGGTGGAGGCCGAGGGCGGCCAGCTGAGCGTCGAGCAGCTCGCGCAGTTCGATGCACTGCAGACGCAGTTCGAGGCGTTCACCCAGCAGATCGAACGGGCAGAGGCCGCCGACCGCGCGGCCGCCTCGACCGCGCAGCCGGCACAAGGCCTGGAGGCGCTCGGCGCCAGCCGCACCGTGCCCGTTCAACCGCGCACGCCCGACGTGCCCGGTGCCCAGGTCGCGCAGATGGTTCGCGTGCTGGCTGCGTCCCGTGGCGACAATCGCGCCGCGGCCCAGCTCGCGTTGGATCGCGGCTACGGCGAGCATGTCGCCGCCTCCCTCAATACCCTGGACCCCGCGGCGGGCGGTGTGCTCGTCCCGACCAATCTTTCGTCCGAGGTGATCGAGCTTCTGCGGCCGAAGGCGGTGGTGCGCAAGCTGGGCGCGCAGCCCATGCCGCTCGTCAACGGCAACCTGACCATTCCGCGCCTGCGTGGCGGCGCTCAGGTGGGTTACATCGGTAGCGACACCGATATCCCGACGACCGGCGCCAGCTTCGATGACCTGAAGCTGAAGTCGAAGAAGATGGCCGCCATCGTCCCCATCAGCAATGACTTGCTGGCCTACTCCGGCAGCAATCCGAATGTGGACCGTCTGATCGTGAATGACCTCACCAACGCGGTGGCCGCGCGCGAGGACAAGGCGTTCATCCGTGACAACGGGGCCGGCGACCTGCCGAAGGGGATGCGCTTCTGGGCATTGCCCACCAACGTGATCCCGGCGCCCAGCCTCGCTTCGGTGTCCGATGCGGTGGAGCGGCTTCGTATCGTTGACACGGCACTCAACAGCATGATTCTGCTGCTGGAAATGGCGGACGCGAACCTGATCCAGCCTGGCTGGGTCATGTCGCCGCGCACGCTGCGCTTCCTGGGCAGCCTGCGCGATGGCAATGGCAACAAAGCCTATCCTGAAATCGACAACGGCCAGCTCAAGGGCTACCCGGTGGGCAAGACCACGCAAGTGCCGGTGAACCTCGGCGCCAACGGTAACGAGTCCGAGGTCTACTTCGCCGACTTCAACGATATGTTCATCGGGGAAGATGAGCAGTTCGCTCTGGCGTACAGCAGCGAGGCGACCTACAAGGACGCCGAAGGCGAGATCGTCTCCGCGTTCCAGCGTGACCAGACCCTGGTGCGCGTGATCTGCAAGCACGACTTCGGGCCGCGCCACGTCGAGTCGATCGCTGTGCTCGATAAGGTTGCCTGGGGCGCCTAAACCTAGGCGCGCCGGCCTCAACCCGGTGCGCTTCACTTTCGCAACTAACAGGTGAGTTCATGGCAAAGAAGCACGTTATCAAGTTCATCAAAGCGGCCGGGCCGTATACGCCCGGCGACATCGCTGGCTTCGACAGCGAAGAGCAGGCCGCCCGCTACGTGAAGGCCAAGGTGGCCGAAACCTACATCTCCGGCAAGGAAGACGGGGGCGACGAAAGCCAAGGCAAGCCGGCCGGCAAAGCAGGCGGTGCTGGCGCCGGTAAGCCGGCGGCGGGAGTTTAACGATGGCGGCGGTTCTGCTGGAGTATCTCGCCGCCGAAGAACCGCTCAGCGTCGATCAAGTGAAGCTGCATTGCAAGATCGATCACGACGACGAAGACCTCATGTTGTCCAGCATCGTCATCCCTGCTGCGCGCCAACTGGCCGAGGCTCGGACCGGTGCTGCGCTTCGAATGGCGCGGTATCGTGAGCAACTGCCCAGTTTGACGAACTACCCGCTGTCGCTCGGGCAGGTGGTCGAAATTTGCGAGCTGAACGTGGGGGGCAAGTTGGTGTCAGCCGCGGCCTACACGCTCGCCGACTTGGGTACGGAGGCGCGTATCGATGCGCCAGGGTATGGCGGGCTTTCGGGCGTTGTGACATATCGCGCGGGAGTAGAGGACTTCGGCCGGATTCCATCGGTGGTGTCGTGGATGTTGTTGGCTTGCGGCTGGATGTACAAGCACCGGGCGCTGTTGGCGAAGGGCGAGGCAGTGCAAGAAATGCCGCGAAGCTTCACCGATTCGCTGCTGCTGCCCGTCATGCAGCCCCGGAGGTTCTGACATGGACGTCGGCAATCGAAACCAGCGCGTGCAAATCCTCTCGCGGGTGGAGGCGCGCGACGACGCCAACGATCTTGTCTACTCCTGGCAGCCCTTCGGAAACAGGATGTGGGCGAATATCCGCCATTCCTCCGGGCTCCAGTTGGTCAAGGCTGGGGCAGAGCGCGCCGTGGTCAAGGCTAGCGTGCGGGTTGCATATCGTCGTGACCTGGCGAGCGGAATGCGGCTGCAACACGGTCAGGACGTCTACGAGGTGGAAGCGGCGCTCAGAGACGAGGAGGAGCGCGAGCATACCGATTTGGTTTGCCGACTGCTCACGCCTGCGGAGGTGGAAGCATGACCAGGCGGCAGTATCGAGCCACAAGAACGCACAAACGAAATGAGGTCGCTTTCTCCTTCGAGGGGGATGTTGCCGAGCAGGTTGCGTCATTTTTTGATGAGATCAAAGAAAAGGCGGTACGCCCCGCAGTCCATGCGATGGCAGTCGTGCTGTATGACGAGATGCGCGAGCGTGTGCCTCTAAGGCTTGGAACACTGCAATCGGCCATCTATCGATGGTTCGATGATGCGGCCTCTGGTCCAGACCGAAAGACCTACCTCGTCGGTGTGAACAAGAGAAGGGCTCCCCATTGGTGGCTGGTCGAGCACGGGCATTGGCGCAAGCACAAGATCAAGCGCTTGCCAGGCGGAGAGTGGGTCACGATCAAGGACCAGCCGCTAAAGATTCCCGTGTTCGTGCCGGCGCAGCCCTATCTACGCGTATCCGTCGACGCCAAAATGCCAGAGGCGGTAAAGGCAGGGATGAACCGACTTGCAGAGAAGATTAAGGAGGTGCGGAATGGTTGAGGCGAAGATCATCGCCGCCCTGGGGCCTCTGGTGAACGACCGCGTCTATCCGGATACGGCCACAGCAGATACCCCGCTGCCTTTCATTACCTTTCAGCGAGCAGGCGGCGCCCCGTTGGTTTATGTCGATGGCACGCTGCCCGACAAGGCCAACGCCAGGATGCAGATCAATGTGTGGGGCAAGGGGCGGGCGGAGGTGTCTCGCGTCATGGCGGCGGTAGAGGAAGCCTTGTGCGCTGCGCCGGCGTTCGGCTTGCCGTTGGGCGGTCCGATCGATCGTAGCGACGAGCTGACCGGCTTCAAAGGTGCCCAGCAGGACTTCAGCGTTTGGTACGAAAGATCATGATTACCCCGAGTCTCCTTCTCAATGCGCGCCTGTGGATCTCGGCAGCCCTGCCGGCTCAGAAGACAGCTGCAGGGTTCGCGGCCCTGCCATTCACCCAGGTACGCGGCTGCAAAGTCTTCGGCACGTTGGTGACTCAGTACCAGACTGCACCCTATATGCCCATTGGGGGCGAGACACCATATCAGCGACGCGTAGGACGCGCGCCGGCATCGTGGAGCCTGGATCTGTATCGCATCAGTGATGCGGGCCAGGAGATGCTTGCAGCGGCAGCTGCTTCCGGCCAGGCCCACAGCTTTCAGTTGACGGTGCCGGGGCTCGGCGTTCATTACTTTTCGGCCGAGGTGTCTGGCCTCGGCCTTGCCCTAGGCGGTGCCGCGGCACTCGCTGAAATCAGTCTGTCGCTCGAGCTACGGTCGGAGGTTCTGGCGCAATCCTGAGCAATACCACGTCCTGCGAGGGGCACCCACAACACAGCCCGCCGCCTGGCGGGTTTTTTTCGTCTATCGATAAGGAGCCAACATGGCTGTTTCCCTTCCCAATGGTGTCATTCTGTCGCTCGCCACCGGCTACGGTGCCGTGAAGCCGGTCACCGGCATCACCAACGCCAATCCTGCGGTGCTGACCAGTGCGGCGCATGGCCTCGCTGCGAACGCGCTGATCGAGCTGAAGTCCGGGTGGCAGAAACTCAACGAGCGCATCTTCCGTGTCGCGGACCCGGCTGCGGGCTCGTTCGCCCTCGCCGGCGCGGATACGCAGAGCGCCGTCCAGTTCCCGGCTGGCACCGGCAACGGCAGCCTGCGCGAGATCACCGCGTTCACGCAGATCACGCAGGTCCTGGAGACGTCCACCTCCGGCGGCGAAATGCAGTTCGCGACGTACAGCTTCCTCGAAAACGACTTCGAGGCGCAGATCCCGACGCAGGCGAGCGCTCAGTCCCTGACGTTCACCATCGCCGACGATCCGTCGCTGCCGGGCTACAAGGCGCTCCAGGCCGCCGCCGAGGCGCGCGACGTGCGCGCCCTTCGCATCGCCTTCCCGAATGGATCGGTGCTTCTCTACAACGGTTACGTGTCGTTCAACGAAACCCCCTCGATGACCAAGGGCGAAGTGATGGGCGTGCAAGCCACTTTCTCGCTGCTGTCGCGGCCGGTGCGCTACGCCGCCTAATCGAGCCGCTCGGCATTAGCCGGTCCTGAAACGGGGCCGGAAGACTTCACATCGACACACCATACACAGGAGCCACAACATGGCCGGCAAGACCAAATTCAGCCTCAAACCGAATCCCACCTTCAAGCTGGCGGTGCCTCTTCCGGTGCCCGGCGGCGGCTATTCGGCGGTCCAGTTCACCTTCAAACACCGGACGAAGGACGAGTTCAAGGACTTCATCGAGAACCAGATGACGGACATGGAGGACACGGAAATGGTGCTCGCAGTCGCCTCCGGCTGGGAGTTGGAGGAACCGTTCGACGAAGAGCACATCACCACGCTGGTGAACAACTACGTGGGCTCGGCTCGCGCGGTCTTCACCGCGTACATCGAAGAGCTGGCTAAGGCCCGCACGGGAAACTGATAGCCCTCGCCTCGGCCCTCTACGCCAAGGCGCCGAGTGTCGAGGAGCTAGCGGCCTTCGGTCTAACTGAGGAAGACGTGGCCGGCGATCCCGTCGATATTTGGCCTGAGAACGAGCGCGCATTCGTGCTCTTCGCGGATTTGCGCACTCAGTGGCGTGTGGGCATGGGCGGCGCTGTCGGCCTCGATTATGGCGTGATGTTCCACAAGATGGACAGAATGGGTTTGACGCTAGAAGAGTACGACGAGCTGGAAGACCAGATGCGCGTGCTCGAAGGAGCGGCGTTGGAAGAGATGGCGAAGAAGTAGCCCGCAGCGCGGGAACGGGAGTATCACGATGTCGAACAAGACCGTCATTGCCGAAGGCGTAGTTGCGGTTTCCGGCGACGCCTCCGGGTTGACTTCGGCCATGGCCGAGGTGACGCAGGAGACGAACAAGGCGAAGAAGTCTCTGGAAAACCTAGGCCGCGGGGCATCGCAGAACCTGAACAAATCGGCCGACCAGACCGCACAGGCCGGTAAGAAGGTTGAGCGCGCGGCGCAAAGCCTCGTCCAGCAGATCGAGCGGCAGATTGCGGTGGCACAATCCGGCGCTAAGGGGACTGCCGAGTACTACCAGGCTCTGGCGAGCCAGCGCGGCGTTGACGCGAATCTGCTCAAGCCGTACTTGGACCAGCTGAATACGGTGACCGAGCGGCAGAAGGTCGCCCGCGCAGCCCTGGAAAGCACTCAGCCGGTGATGGAGAATCTCGGCATGTCCGCCAAGGCGCTGAACGCCGCCACGCGGGGCTTGCCCGCACAGTTCACGGATATCGTTGTCTCGCTTCAAGGTGGGCAACGGCCGATGACGGTGTTGCTCCAGCAGGGCGGCCAGTTGAAGGACATGTTTGGCGGCATCGGGCCTGCCGCGCGAGCCATGGGCCAGTATGTCCTTGGCCTTCTCAACCCCATCACGCTGGTTGCCGGCGGAGTCGCACTCGTCGGTGCTGCGTGGTCGAAGGGAGCGGGAGAAGCTCAGGCGTTCAATCGCTCGTTGATCGAAACTGGCAACCAGGCAGGAGTGACTAGCGGCCGCCTTCAGGAAGCGTCTCGCCGTGTCGCTGAGGTGGCAGGCTCGCAGGCAAAGGCGGCCGCTACGCTTACCGTGTTTGCAGCCGGCGCGCGGACGGGGGCGGAGAACCTCGAACGATTCAGTTCCGCCGCCGTCGTGTGGGAGAAGGCCACGGGCACGGCAGTGGAAGACACGGCAAAGGCGTTCTCCGAGTTGGCCAAGGCGCCGCTTGCGGCCACCATGAAGCTGAACGAAGGGGCAAACTACGTCACCGCGAGCCTCTACGAGCAGATCCGTGCGCTGGTGCAACAGGGCAAGGCATCCGAAGCGGCCACGGTGGCCCAAAATGCATACGCCGAAGCGCTCCTGAGCCGCGGCCCTCAGATTATGCAGAATCTGAGCCTGTGGGAGAAGGCTTGGAATGGCGTGAAAGGCGCCGCCAGCTCGGCGTGGGACGCAATGCTGGACGTGGGTCGCGAGACCACGCCGGAGGACCGTCTTGCGGCTGTGCAAAAGGAACTGGGGGAGATCGGCACGTCGTTCTTCCACAGCACGAGAGCAGCAAGGCTGCGCGCGCAGGAGCTCGGCTTGCGCGATCTGATCAAGTGGCAAAGTGCCGCAGCGGAAGCGGAAGCCGACCGCATGACGCAGACGAATCGCGTCCAGTTTCGGGACGAGTATCTCTCCAACGCCGACCGCAACACGAAGCCGCAACAACGCACGCTGGAGGTCGAGAAGGAGACGCAGGCCTTCCGGAAGGCGGTCGAAGGGTTGAAGGAGGGGACGGAGGAATACCGGCGGGTGTATGCCGCTCATCAAACGGCGCTTGCAGCTATCGACAAAAAGTTCGAGGAC